ATAGAACAATTACCAGCACCAACCGGCTGGCGTTTGATGGTCTTACCATTCAAAACAAAAAAAGTAACCGACGGTGGTATTCATTTAGTAGACAAAGCGCTTGATCGACAACAAGCAGCTACTGTTTTGGGTTACGTTTTAAAAGTAGGTCCGATGGCCTATACAGGTGAACGATTTTCTTCAGGTCCTTGGTGTCAAGCAGGTGACTGGGTATTGTATGCACGATACGCTGGTTCGCGGATTGATATAGAGGGTGGAGAAATAAAAATACTGAACGATGATGAAATTATTGCTACAGTATCGGATCCAGAAGCAATTCTGCATAACTTTTAACTACATGGAGAGGAACCATGCCAGAAACTAAATTTAAAAATTTAAGCCAAGCTGATGAGCTTGTGCCGATGGACACTGAAGGTGAAGGAGTAGAAGTAGAACTTGATGAGAGTTCAACAACTACAATTAAACCAGATGTTGTCGAAGAAATAATTGAAGACAGTAACGAAGAAACAACTGAAACTAAAGAAGAAACAGAGCACGAAGAATATAGTAAAGGTGTACAAAAACGTATTGACAAGCTAACTGCAAAGTTACGTGAAGCAGAACGTCGTGAACAAGCGGCAACTGAATTTGCGCAAAACGTGCAAACTGAAAACAATACTTTAAAAACGAAGACCGAAGAATCAAATAGTAATTATGTTATAGCTGAAGCAAACAGAATAACAGCTGAAACAGAAAAAGCTAAAAACGATTTAAGAGCAGCAAACGAAACTGACGACATCGACAAACAAACAGATGCCCAACAAAGGCTAGCTGTATTGGCTGGTGAAGCACAACGTATGCAAGTACTTAATAAAGAAAGGGAGAAGGCTACTAAAGAAAAAGAAACTGAAGTGCCTTCTGAAACTAAACTAGAAACTTCAACGCAACAACCAGTTCAGTACCCAGACCCTGATCCAAAAGCTCAAGATTGGGCCGAAGATAATAAATGGTTTGGTCAAGATCGTGCTATGACTATGACTTCTTTTGCTATTCATCAAGATTTAGTTGAAGAAGGATTTGATCCTACTGCCGATGAGTACTATACTGAAATAGATAAAAGGATTAGAAACGAGTTTCCTCATAAATTTAATGAGGACTCAGGAACTAAAACCCGCTCCGTTCAAACGGTTGCTTCTGCCAAACGCAGTGCAAAAACTGGACGCAGCAAGTCTGTGAAACTCACACCTTCACAGGTCGCAATTGCTAAAAAACTTGGTGTGCCACTTGAAGAATACGCGAAGTATGTTAAATAACGTGGAGGAAACATATAATGGCTAACAAAAAAACTGACGAAACTCGTCAACCACGCGAAGCTCAAACCAGAGAGAAAACTTCTCAAAGGAAACCTTGGGCTCCCCCATCCGCTTTGGATGCACCACAACCACCTGAAGGCTATGTCCACAGATGGGTTAGAATGGAAGTTAGAGGTTATGATGACCGCAAGAACATGAGTGCCAGACTCCGTGAGGGGTGGGAACCAGTTCGAGCCGATGAATACCCTGACTTTGAATATCCAGCCTTTGATAGTGGCAGATACGATGGTGTTATTGGTGTCGGCGGATTGATTCTTTGCAGGATTCCACGGGAAACTGTGGATGAAAGAAGTGAATACTTCAATGCAAAGACCCGAGATCAAATGTTATCAGTAGATAATGATTTGATGAAGGAAGAAAATCCAGCCATGCCGATCAATAAGAGTAGGCAAAGTCGCGTAACATTTGGCGGAAATAGAGGCGAGTAACATCAACTTTATTTCTTAATTTTAATTTGTTATATATGGAAAAGTTACAATGGCAAACACAGATGCAGCATTTGGTTTAAGACCCTACCAAGGGTTTTCACCATCTAGTGCTATCCCACAAGCCCGTAAATACTTAATCAATCCATCAGGTTACGGAACTACCATCTTTCAAGGTGATTTAGTGAAGTTTAATGGTGGTTACATTGAACAAGCAGGTGTTAGCGATGCTAATATCGTTGGTGTATTTAATGGTGTGTTCTTTCAGTCTTCTGACGGTCCAGTATACAAAAATCATTATGTAGCTAGCACAACTGCTAGTTCAGGTGATATTGAAGTATACATTTACGACGATCCTAACATGTTGTTTTTAGTACAGGGCGATACCGCTACTGCTACTACTCAAGCAGCTGTTGGTAGAAACGCAGATTCTGTTGGCACAAGTGGTAGTACTACTACTGGACTGTCTTCCAGAGAACTTGACGTAAGCACTCTAAACACTACTCAAGGCTTACAGCTTAAAGTAGTTGGTTTCGCAGACGATGACAAAAACGGGACTGTTGCAGGTACGCACGCTAACATGGTAGTCATGATTAATGAGCACGCCTACAGAGGTCCAATAGCAGGTACTTAATAATGGCTATATCTAGAGCACAATTAGTTAAGGAACTTGAACCAGGATTAAACGCACTTTTTGGTCTTGAGTACGACAGATATGAGAACGAACATGCCGAAATTTTCGACACTGAGTCCTCAGATCGTGCTTTTGAAGAAGAAGTAATGTTGTCTGGTTTTGATGTCGCACCTGTTAAGTCTGAAGGATCAGGGGTGGCTTTTGACACAGCTCAAGAGTCTTTCACTGCTCGTTACAGTCACGAAACAGTTGCGCTAGCGTTTAGCATTACTGAAGAAGCAATCGAAGATAACTTGTACGACAGACTGTCTGCAAGATATACAAGAGCGCTGGCTAGAAGTATGTCAACAACCAAGCAAATTAAAGCTGCCTCAGTTTTAAATAATGCCTTCAGCAGCAGTTTCGCTGGCGGTGACGGTAAAGAGCTATGTGCTACTGACCACCCTACTATTAGTGGTGGATCTTTAAGCAATGAGCTTTCTACTGCAGCTGACCTAAACGAGACTTCTCTTGAGCAGGCATTAATTGATATTGCGGCGTTCGTAGACGAACGTGGATTAAAAGTAGCAGTACAAGGGACTAAGTTAATTATCCCTAAAGAGCTACAATTCACAGCTGATAGATTGCTTGAGTCACCAGGTAGAGTGAACACTTCTGATAACGATATTAACGCTATCAGAAACATGGGCATGGTACCTGAAGGTTATGTAGTAAATCACTACTTAACTGACACTGACGCGTTTTTCATTAAGACTGATGCACCAAACGGATTTAAAATGTTCGAAAGGTCGCCTATCAGAACTTCAATGGAAGCAGACTTCGATACAGGTAATGTACGTTACAAAGCTAGAGAAAGATACTCCTTCGGATTCTCGGATCCAAGATGTGTCTTCGGTTCTCCAGGAGCATAAGTTCATACTTAATTAAGAACCCCGCCGGTGGTTTTTTACTCAAGCCGGCAACTTTTTAAAAGAGAGGCTATACGCCTCTCTTTTTTTGGTATAATATTTAATTACTAGGATTAATTTTAATTGTTTATCAACTGACCTAGCAGACAAGCCAAGATGATAAACTTACATTCTCTAAGGAGGGAATTATGGCAAATTCAACTTTTAATGGACCAGTCAGGTCCGAAAATGGATTTAAGGTAATATCAAAAAACAGCACTACTGGTGCTGAAACTGATGTTGTAAATATAGCTTCTACAGGTATTGTTACTAACAAGTTTCAAAAACACGTAGGTTTCGCAACAGGCGTAACAGTAAACACTACAGCAGGTGATTCACCTACTATTGGAGAGTTTACTCAGCCAGCAAATACTATCATTACAGATATTAAAATATTCTGTGACACTGCTCCAGTTATAGGAACAGGTGATATAGGGTATGAAGTCGGTACTTCAAGTTCAGGCGCACAAATTGTTGCAGCTCAAACTGATGAGATACTAGACGGTGGTACAACTGTAGTTGCACACAACGTAACTATAACTAGTTTGGTTTTACAAACTCAAGATGGTACGACAGCTCCAGCTTCAGTTCAATATACAGACACTGAAAGAACTATATTCTGTAACATTACTAACACAGTAGATGCTACAACAGCAGGTTCATTTACGTTTATTATTGAATACGTTCAAATAGCGTAAGGAGTAAATTATGGCTGATACAGTAACAAGTCAAATTATTCAAGACGGTGGTAAAACTGCTGTCTTGAAATTTACTAACGAATCAGACGGTACAGGAGAGGCTTCTGTTAAAAAAGTCGATGTCTCAGCTTTAGAAACTGACAGCGAAGGTAATGCGTGCACTGGTGTATCTATAAGAAGAATATACTGGGCAACAAGAGGAATGGGTGTTGATTTAGAATTTGATGCCACAACTAATGTTTTAGCAATTCCTTTACCTGCTGACAGTACTGGAGATGAAGAATACGATACGTTTGGCGGCATACCAAATAATTCAGGTAGCGGTAAAACGGGAGACATAGATTTCACTACAGTAGGACACTCTAATGGCGATTCTTATTCGATAATTTTAGTTTTGACAAAAAACTTCTAACGAATAACTATGGCAACATCTGGAACTACAGCTTTTGATTTAAGCATCGACGAGTTAATTGAAGAGGCTTACGAACGTTGCGGTCTAGAACTGAGAACAGGTTATGATTTAGATTCTGCTAAAAGATCATTAAATATAATGATGGCAGAATGGGCAAATCGTGGCCTGAATCAGTGGACCATAGAACAAAGATCATTTACCACTACAAAAGGTACAAGTGACTATAATTTAGGTACAGATATTATTGATGTTACTGAAGCAGTAATAACTAGAGATAGCACTGATATTCAACTAGAAAGAATTAGTCGCTCTGATTATTTATTTACCCCAACAAAAACACAACAAGCTAGACCAACTCAGTTTTTTCTAGATAGACAAACTACACCTTCAGTAAAACTTTTTCCAACACCTGAAAACTCTACTGACATAATTAAATATAATGCGCTTACTAGAATCCAAGATGTTGGGGACTACACTAATAACATGGAAGTAGTATTTCGTTTTATTCCATGTTTGGTTTCTGGGCTAGCTTATTATTTAGCTATGAAAAGAGCACCAGAAAAAGTACAGCTTTTAAAATCAATTTATGATGAGGAGTTCGACAGGGCAGCTTTTGAAGATATAGATAGTGTTAGTTCTAGATTCTTGCCTGGCAGAACTATTATGTAATGGCGTTTGCTTCTAATAAAAATGCTTACGGTATTTGCGATATATCAGGATTTAGATATAGACTAAAAGACATGCGAAAGACTTGGGACGGCTTACTAGTTGGTCCTGATCAATACGAGCCAAAACATCCACAACTACAACCAAGACATACACCAGCTGACCCTGAAGCTTTACGTGACCCTCGACCCAATACTGATTTTGAAGTTGGACAGGGTAAAGTAATTACTACCGAAGACCCTATTGGTACTATGATTATAGGAAATAAATTAACAGCATCTGTTGGAAATGTTACAATCACAATATGACCCTAACGGAACTAAAAACTTTAATTCAAAATTTTTGTGAAAGCACAGAAACAACTTTTGTTGCTTCTTTAAATGATTTTATAAAAAGTTCAGAAGATAGAATATTTGAATTAGTTCAATCAGATTATTTTAAAAAAGTAATAGCGGGTAACGTCTCAACAGGAAATAGATTTTTAACTTGCCCAACAGATTTTATTTTAAGTTTTAGTTTAGCTGTTGTTGATTCTAATAATGATTATCACTACTTGCTAAAAAAACATTCTAGTTTTATGCAAGAGTACAATAAAGATATCGCTGACACTAATTTACGTGGTTTGCCAAAGTATTATGCTGACCAAGATAAAGAACTTTCTTCCGGGTCTAACTCAGGCTCCACATTACTTATTGCTCCAGTCCCTGATGCAAACTATTCTGTAGAACTAACTTATTTACACAAACCAAATAGTTTAGTTACAGATACAACAGGAACGTGGTTATCAACTAACGCTAAAAATGCTTTACTTTATGGGTCTTTAGTAGAGGCGTACACTTTTTTAAAAGGCGAACAAGATTTATTACAGCTTTATGAAAATAGATTTGTGCAAGAAATAGACAGACTTAAAAACAGAGCAGAAGCTAGAGGCAGACGCGACGAATATCGTTATGACGCATTGAGGACTCCTACCACTTAATGAGAAAGATAAAAGAACTAGAAGGCAAAACTGTAGGTATTGTCGGGTTAGGATCAAGTTGGCTAGAATATAATTTAGCTAAATCACACGGGCAACATTTTGATGAAGTTTGGGCAATAAACAATGTTGCTTCAGTTATTTATCACGATCGCGTTTTTATGATGGATCCACCTAATAGATTTTTAGATAGTGATGATGCTGGTGGTCAAACTGAAGGCATGAAAAGCCTTTTACTTAAACACGATAAACCAATCTACACTTGTATAGATGACGAACGTTGTAATGAAAACATACAAGAATATCCAATTTTTGAAATACTTAAAGATTTAAACTGTCATTATTTAAATAACACTGTTGCATACGCAATTGCGTTTGCTTTATGGAACAAAGTTGGCAGGCTTAAATTATTTGGCATAGATTTTTCATATAAAGGCAACTTACATTTTGCTGAATCAGGTAGAGCTTGTGTTGAGTTTTGGTTATGTAAATGTTCAGAAGCAGGAATGGAAATAGAAGTAGCAGCCAGCAGTGCTTTGTTAGACACAGCTGTACCTTTAAATGAAAAACTATATGGCTATCACAGACTAGAAGATCCTTTAATACCTGTACTTTTAGAAGACAATACTTTATCAGTTAAAACAGAAAGTTCTTTACAAGAAAAGATTGTTCCTAAAGAAGGAGTTTTAATTGGTCGTCACGATGAACATTTAAAACCAGTGGAGCCAAAAAAATGGTAGACGAAATAACTCCTAGTGGCTTACCTGATTTAGGTATAGTCGAAACTAAAACAACTAGTTTTGGTGGACATCCACCAGAATTTTGGGCGCAAAGACTTGCTGAAAAAATAGCTAATTACTCTGATGATGTTGAGCCACATATAAAAGAACAGGCTAAAGCCTATCAAAATTTAATTTATGAAGTTAGTTTGATTTACATTAAAAATGCTATAAAATCATACAAAGCTAGTTTAATTCAAGAGCTAATAAAAGCCGGTGATGAGGACTTAGCAAAAATTATTAAAAGGATATAACATGGCCATTACATCAACACTAACAACTAGTTTCAAGAAAGAGTTGCTTGAAGCTGTACACAATTTTAAAAACTCAGGTGGCGATACTTTTAAGTTAGCTCTATATACTAGTTCTGCAACACTTGGCGCAACTACAACTGCTTTTGTTACAACTGGCCAAGCTTCAGGTACTAACTATAGTTCAGGAGGTGCAAACCTTACTAGAGTAGATCCAACTACTGGCGGAACTACAGGCTTTACTGATTTCTCAGATTTAACTTTTGGAACTGCTACTGTTACTGCTAGAGGTTGTATGATTTATAACTCATCTGATAGCAACAAATCAGTAGCTACCATTGACTTTGGTGGAGACAAAACTTCAACCGCTGGTGACTTTACAATAGTTTTCCCAGCTGCTGCTGCATCTACTGCTATTATCAGAATAGCGTAAAGGGGAAAGCATTGTGGCTTTTGTCCTTAACGACAGAGTAAAAGAAACCACTACCACTACTGGGACAGGTACCGTTAATCTTGGTGGGGCGGCATCAGGTTTTGATACTTTTGTTGCTGGGATCGGTAACAGCAATGTTACTTACTACTGTATAGCTGGACAAACTACTGCTGAATTTGAAGTAGGTATTGGTACTGTTACAGATGCTTCACCTGATACCCTTTCACGTACTACAATTTTATCTAGCTCTAACAGTGATAATGCTGTTGATTTTAGCGCTGGCACTAAAGATGTCTTTTGTACTCTCCCTGCAAGTAAAGCAGTGGTTGAAGATACAAGTAGCAACGTCACACTGCCTGGAACTATAACTGCTAATGCAGGTGTTGTTGTAGACGAACTTACTATTGATGCAGACACCATTACAGCTACAGATGACTTCATAATAGATGCAGTAGGAGATATAACTCTTGACGCTGCTGATAATCAAATATTTTTTAAAGATGCAGGAACTACAGTAGGCACTGTAACTATGACTGGCAGTGATTTAAAAATCATATCAAACGTAAATGACAAAGATATGATTTTTGCAGGAACAGACAATAATTCAGAAGTAGTCGCTCTTACCCTTGATATGTCTAATGCAGGTAAAGCCACATTCAACTCAAGTGTATTTATAGGTAATCATTTATATCTTGGTGACAGCAACAAAGCTATTTTTGGTGCAGGCGAAGATTTAGACATACAAAGTGATGGAACAAATGGTCAAATAAATGCTGTTAATGGAAATCTAACATTAGATGTAGCAGGAGATATTATCCTTGATGCTGATGGTGGTGATATTAAACTCCAAGATGGAGGAACTGAATTTTCTCGTATAGCAAAAGGCTCTAGTGATGATGTTTTTATTTCTGCCATAGTTCAAGATAAAGATATACAGTTTAGAGGCAATGATGGTGGCTCTGTTATAACTGCCCTAACGCTTGATATGTCAG